AACAACAACGGCTGGATTGGCTCTCTCAATTGATGCGAATGGAGAACTAACAGCATACGACGGGACAACTTTTGCAGGAATCGGAAAAGCTGGGGCGAATACGACAATCGACGGCAGTCAGAACACAAATCAACTTTTAGAGGTTGGTTTCATTTCGGTCAAAGTCAAAGATGGTGAAACGCCAGTCAAAAACAACACTATTGCTATTGATGCGAGTGGAGAAATCATAGTAGGAACAACTTCCGATACATTTGGAAAGTTTGTACAAGAAGAGTCCAACGGAATTTGGACAGTAAGAGTGAGAGGGTAAAAATGACAAAAGTAATTTTCAAAGACGGAAAACGTCAAATACAAAGAAGTGTAACAGATTTGTGGGATATTGACTCTATTTCAGAGTCAATTGACAAAGTGAAAAAAACAAATTTCAGTGATGCTACGGCTGGAGTTCTCCTTGCACGGTCACTTGAATATGTACAAAAGTACATCTACAAGCAACTCAATCAGGATGAAACGTTCCTTGAATTGGGAATCTCAGTAAACAATATCGGTGGATATTCAGAAATAATCACTTCTCTACAAGCTAGATATTTGGGAGATTTTAAGACCAGTGGTTCAAGTGACTCAACCAAAGGTATCATTACGGTTGGTGGTGCAAAGTCTAGTATGGCCGTGATGCAAAAAGAAGCAACTTCATCCTGGTCTTTTGTGGAACTAGCTCAAGCAAAGATGGGTGGTTTTGATGTTGTTAGCGAAAGATACAGAGCTCACAATAGCAAATACATGACAATGATTGATGAGGTTGGTTTCTTTGGAATCAATGGAGAAAATGGGCTTATAAACCATGAAACAGCAACAATTGTAACAGCAACTCAACCGTACGGGAGCGACACAAACAAAGAGCTTACTGATGAGCTTGCGGCATTTATTATTTCGCAAAGAGTTGGACAACCAAGGGCTTTGCAATGTGATGTTGTTGCAATCTCTGATGATTTGATGTTGCGTATCATGACTTCAAACGCTGATGACGGTATTCAACAAACAATCAAGGATAAGCTAGAATCTTCTTTAGGTGTGTCTTTTGTTTCTTCTCCAAAGTTGAAAGATGCTGGGAGTAATGGCGTGAATGGGAAAGCTGTAGCATTCTCTACGAATGAGGAAGCCTTGGTTTTTAGGATTCCTATTCCTTTGAAATTCTCGAAAGTGAGTTCAAGCTCAAACTGGGACTATTCGTTCAAGTCTATCTTCAGAATCGCGGGGCTTGATGTTCTACAGAAAAACATCTATGTTTTAGACAACATCTAGCGTTGTACCCTCTCTTTAAAAGGGGGTAACTTTCTTTTTTAATAATCCTTTAGACTCCTTACCCTTTTAGTCACTTCTATTAATTTACCCATCACTTTTTTGTACGCATTTTCACGGGTTGAACAGTATCTATCCAGGTCAAGATTTACATCTTTCCAAACGAGTGATAAGTTACTTTGTATGCATTCCTTTATTATTTGTTTATGATATTATATGTAAATTAAAAAAAGAAAGGATTCTCATGGCAATGACTACTGATGAAAGGCTAGAAATTCGAATCAATTTCAAAGAAGAATATCCCGTTCTTGCAATTTCCAAAACAGATGAAGAGCTAGATATCTTGATTGTTCATGCTGAAACGCTCACCAACCCAAGATGCATATACCAAAAAAGATTGATAAAATTGCTAGTAGCGTATACTATAGATACGGAAGATGAGTCAACCACTTTGAGTGGGGCAGTATCATCTGTTCAAGCTGGGGATATCACTACAACATTTAAAAACAATGAAAACAGCAACTCTCCTTTTGCCTCAAATCTCTACGGAAAGCAGTATCTTACATTGCTACAACGTTGCAATAGATTGTTTGTAGGGATTATTTCATGAATTTCAACAAAGATTTTTATGATAAGATTCGTAGGACTATTAAGAATTATGGGTCTATTGGGTCTTTGGATATCGCCCCAAAAACTCAAAATAGATATGATGAGAACGGTAGGGAGCTAGTGAACAGTACTAATATCCAGATAGAGTACACATCAAAAAATATTGTAAAAAAAGGAGATATTCCTTTCTCAACAACAAAGAAAGTGAAAAGAGTATCTTTCGTATATGATGCTGATACAGGAATCAAAGCAGGTGACTTTTTCACGGACTCAAATGGAGATAGATACAGTGTTGAATCATGTGATATTGTCGGAGATACTCAAGGTGCTTTCATCCTCTACCAAATGTGGTGCACTATATCATGAGCCTACACGATGATTTTCAAAGTATCATAGAACAAGCTGAAAAGGGCTTCAAAGAGGTAGCTCAAAGTCTACAAAATGAAGTGGTGGGAGAAAGTCCAGTAGATACTGGGCGATTCAAACAAGCCTGGGCGATTGAAGAATACGACCCTCATCAATTCACGTTTGAGATGTTCAACAATGTTGAATATTCTGAGAAGCTGTGGGCAGGGGGAAAGAGTAAGCAAGGTTGGGGTGTTCTTGGTGGATATCCAATATTGAAGAAGCATGAGAATATGCTACAAAGAAAATTCGAGGAAATAAATATAAAATGAGAAGTTTCGAGATTCAAAAAAATGTGATAAAAGAAATCCGTGATGATTTGAGTGCTACACCTCTAGTTGTGGAAGATGTGGGTATTGATACGATATTTAGAGAATTTGACAGCACAAAACCATCCGAAAATTTTGTCATGATGGGATATCAAGTTGTTGACAATGTTTTCACGCATTCGCTAAACAACACAGATTTAGTTTTTATTGTGAACTTTTATTTTACAAATGAGATTATGGCGATAAATGTTTTGGAGAAATTTTATAACAGATATAAGGATTATATTTTTTCTTTTAACAACTATAGGAGTATGAATATGAGTCAGGTCGGTGGAATAACTGAAATAAACAAAAATCTATTCATGAGTAAGCTAAGTTTTGATATACTTGAGTAAATAAATATATGAAAAGGTAAAAAATGTCTGTAAAAAAAACAACGCTCAAGGGCTCGACTATCACGTGTACTGCGAACAATGGGGCGGCGACTGCTATCACCATGCAATGTGAGAAGCTGGATTTGACAATTCCAAATGGGAACTATGAAATTTTGCAAGACCTATGCCACAATACGGGGGTAGTATATTCAAAATCTCAAACTCCTACATTTGCGACTATGGATTTAGAGATTTGGCTCACGGGTGACAAAACTGACGCTGAAAGACTGTTTTGGAATGATGCACATAACAATCTTAACGATTTTACGCAGCAAAATGGAGACCAGACGCTTACAGTTCAAATTGCTTTAGCTGATGTTGATGCAAATGTTATTAGTTTCAGTGCTCTATGCTCAAACGTCGATATGAGCTTGTTGATAAAAAAAGACAATGTTGTAAAAATCACGCTACAACCAACCACTTCACCAGCTTTTGCCTAAAGGATAATAAGTGAAAAAACTATTGATGTACTCGAATATTGAGCTGAAAGTTGAGGATTATGTCAATCACAAAATTGAAAATAAAACTTTCAATGTGAAATTCAAGCCTATTACGACAAAGAGGGCTTTGGCCTTAGAGGATAACTCTTTAACTGATGCTCTTCAAAAAGCGAACAATATTACTACGGGAACGCTAAAAGCTACACCTGAGGAAATGGAAAAGCTGACCGAAGAAATCAACAGGAAAAAAGATAATATGATGCAAGTGTTCTACCGTGAACAAGTGTTTGGAAAAGACTATGATGCACTGCTTCATTTTGCAACTGAAAACGAAAACATTGGCGATATCCTCACTCTGATAAGAGAAGAACATGAGGAAAATAAAAAAAAATAGCCTATAACGTTTCTAAGATACTTAGAGACGGAGGTACTTCAAAAGAGATAGGCAAGCTAACTGAACAAGAACAAGCGTATCTATCTCTTTCCTCGACAATTCTTCTTACTGAAAATGGTTTTATTTATGAGTCTATCAAAGACACATGCAAATGGAACAATGTCAAACCAAAAAATCATATACAAATACTTCACGCTATCGGGCAATATGTAATCATGTCTGAACAACAATTCAACGAAATAGAGATATACAATCCAACAGGTGAAGAGCTCTTGGGACTTCTTTCAAATGCTTTTGGATGATGAAAATGATATAATCAAGTATTATTAAAAAAAAAGAAAGGTATCACATCATGGCTATTCTTGAAATCGGATTCAAAGGCAACGCAAAAAATGCCCTTGACCAACTGAACAACGCAATCAAACAAACAGACAAAAGCACAGAGAGCATCAAAAAATCAACAAATATTTTCCAAGGCTCATTGAAGAATATCACAGCAATAGTAGACACAACAAAAAAGGATATGGCTGGACTCCAAAACAGTATCAAGGGAGTTTCTACTATCCAAAGTGCAACTACATCAAGCTCAAAAAAACTTGGAACTTCGATATCTTCTCTTATCACAACAAGTCAAAACGCATCAGACGGCCTAAAAAATCTATCAGGGACTTTCAAAACAGTTTCAGACGCAACTACAAAACTTTCAGACGCTACGCAAAAAAATACAGACGGTCTTAAGCGTCTTAAGATGATGACAGACGGGACGGTAGACAGTCTTAAAAGTCTATCAAAGTCCGAAAAATCGGTAAGGGACGATGCAGACAGTTCATCCAAAAAAATAAAAGAGAGTTCTAAAAGTTTAGAGAAATTAGGAGACTCGGCAGACAGTTCAAAGTCGTCCCTTGCATCAATGGCGAAAGAGTTTATTGCTTTTGAGACGCTCAAAGCCACGCTAGAGCAGACTACACATGACTTCATGGAGCTTGAAGATGCAGTATTGGGAGTTTCAAAAACTACAGGACTCCAGGGAACAGCACTGAAAGAGTTGACTGATCAACTTGAAAAAATGAGTACAACAACGGCAGGATTTCCTATCAAAGATTTGTACTCTATTGCTGAAAGTGCAGGACAGCTGGGAATCAAAGGCGTTGACAATATCAAAAAGTTCACGACAGAAATGCAGTATATGGCAACCTCATCAAAATTGACGGCGGAGGAATCAGCGACGGGATTTGCACAACTTGCGAACGTATTGGCTGTCCCAATTTCAAAGGTAAATCATCTAACGGGAGCATTCACGGCTCTTGCTTCTTCAACAACTGCCACAGAGGGGCAACTACTCGATTTCACTCAAAGACTATCAGGGGCTGGGAAAACTTTGGGGCTGACAAATTCCCAAATAATAGGGATTGGGGCAACACTGAAAGATGTGGGAATTGATGCCGAAGTTGGAGGTACTGCGATGTCTGATTTGTTTTCTCAGATGGCGACAAATACAAAAGTATTTTCAAAAGTAGCTGGGGAGTCTATGGATACATTCTCACAAAAAGTATTGAATGACCCCATGAAAGCTTTGAGAAGTTTCCTTGGGGGATTGAACAACCTTGACAAAGTTGGGAAGCTTCAAGCTTTGAAGTATGCCAAGCTCAATTCAAGTGGAATGAGCTCAGTTCTCCTGAAACTTGCATCAAACACAAAGAAATTGAATGAGAATATAGCTACATCAAAAAAAGCATATGAAGATGGAACAGCAACGCAGAAAGAATATGAAATAAGTTCAAAATCTCTTTCAAATCAGCTGACTATGATGCAATCAGAAGTGAAGCTATTGAGTGCAGATATCGGGGGATCGCTAAAACCAACTTTTGTGGAATTGGCTCAATCTGTCACGACTGCAACAAAATATGTGAGAGAAAACAAGGACAGTTTTGCACTTCTAGGCAAAGGGGTTATTGTTGCTACTGGGGCTATTGCTTTGATGAACAAGGCTTTTATCTCCTCTCCAATGGGGAGAACTATCGCCCTCACTACGGCATTGGCCACAGCTGTATACACTTTGGCAGATGCGTATGAAAAATCACGTGTCGCAAAGTTGGGCGATGCTATAGCATCACAAAAAAAAGCAAATGCAGAATTTGGGAACAAACTCATTGCCAGAAGAACTGAATTGCTAAAAGAACAAACTAGCCTCCAAGCTTCAATCAATACTGTAAGCAAGAACACAATCATCACCCAAACAGCGAAAGAACACGCCTTGAAGCTATTGGGAGATAGATACGTATCTGTCTCAAACTCTGTGAAGCGATACAATAAAGAGCTGAACAAACCTAAAAAAGTAAATGTTGTTGAAATTAAAAAAGGGCTTGATGAGGTCGGGAAATCAACCAGTGTTGCCGTGAAGAAAATCAAGTGGGTAACTCCTTCTCTTAATAATATCTCTTCAAAAAAAGCAGTTTCTCATCTAAAAAGTACATCAAAGGCAACAAAAGACGCTTCAAAAGCACTTGAGAAACTTCGAGAGGATGCAGAACGTGCAAAACACATTGATATACAAATCAAAGTAGCATCAAAAAAAATAACAGAAACTCAGGGGATACAGGAAGAGATAGAATTATTGAAAGAAAAAAGACTTCAATCTAAATCTATCGTTGATTCAAAAGAACTTGAGCTTGAAATTGTCAACAAAAAGAACCAAATCATAGCAATCCAACAAGAAAAAGCTAAAAAAGCTGAAGATGAGCGACTGAAAGGGATTCAGGAGCAACAAAAAGAGGCGAAAAAAGTTCAAAAAGTTGAAACGGCAAGAGCCAAAGCCGTGCAAGTGTATACCGACCTACTCCACAAACCATCAAAAGAAACACAGCTACAACGCTCGATTCAAAAAGAAATAGACACAATCAACGACTTGCGAAAAGCTGGAAATATGCCTCTTTTGAATGCGAGCGAGATGACGAAAGTTTCTGAAACATTCACAGAACACGTTGGAAAATCATTGATGGAGAATGTCGCTGATGCCTTTGGAGTTGACACAAACAAAACATTGGCAGAACATCTACAGGGACTTGGTGGTGTACTCAATGGCGTAGGCGGTACGATAGTCCAAGACGTGATGAAAAATGGAGAAGTTGCAGACGGAACGGTAAATAACGCCCTCATGAGCAGTGGGAATCCCTATGCCATGAGTGGTGCAGTACTCCTCGATGGACTGAATAAGGCAATGAGTCGACCGATGGACGCATTTCAGAAAATGGATAGCAATGTTGGGAAAGAAAACAAAGGGATTTCAAACTCTCTCACAATGCTGAATGCCGTACAAAGTGAGAACTTGAAGAATGCAACGGCAATGAGAAACAGCCTTGAGAGTATTGATGGGAATTTCAATAGCCTTTCTATCTCTTTGGCAAACACGGGAGGAATATCAGGAGAGGGATATAGTGGCTCTACTCCTCAAGTGAAACAGAATTTAGGAAGCGTCACAAAACTTGCTGATTCGTTGGATTTTACGGGCACGGGTCTAATTGGAGGCTTAGTGGGGGGGTTGTTTGGTTCATCAAAATCAGAAGTCACACAAAGTGGTATCAAATTCGGACAACAAACAGTAGCCTCATTCCTGGATGGGGTGAACGCTCAAAACTTCAATGTTGTCAAAACGACATCAAAGGCTCTATTTGGAGCAATCAGTAGTGAGAAGTATAGTACAAAAACAAGTGGACTTGATGAAGCAGTATCGAAATCATTTCAGGAAGTGATGAGCAATGCCAAAACCCTCATCATAAAAGCTGGGGTTTCTATTGGAGATGAAAAAGCTAGACTAGTGAAATCCATAGATAGCACAAAAATTGATTTAGGTAAATTGGACTTCAAAGACAAGACAGAGGCAGAGATAAAAAGTACACTTGAGGGAGTTTTTGGTAAAGCTATTGGTGATATTGCAAAGAATGCAGTGCCACAAGTAGAGCAATTTCGACATTCGGGAGAGGACTATTTGACGGCTTTGACACGTGTCTCAACGGGAGTGGAAAGTGCCAGAAATTCCCTAAATGCCGTGGGAATCAAACCTATAAATCTTGATGAAGTGAAAGATAAAAACGGGAAGATTTTTGACAACATTGTTAAAGATTCTATTGTTAGAGCAGAAACTACGGCAGGTGAAAAAATGAAACTTGCTCTAAATTTCAACTTTGACACGAAAAACTTCAAAAAAAAGCTAAGTGGAGTCGGTGAAATCATAAAAAACACTTCTTTGAGTGGGAAAGATTTGATAGCAACATACACTACTTTGATTGATGCCCAAAAGAAAATGCGACAAATAAATACAGGTGGTGGAGAACTATCAAAAGCAACAATTTCAGGTGCTGGAAGTGTAGAAACTTTAGTAAACTCACAAAAAACTTTTTTGGACGAGTTCTATAGTGCTGATGAAAAAAGAGCCAGACTATCAGACAAAGTAGCGAATGAATTCAAAAAAGCTGGAATAAAAAGCAATGTGCCGACAAGCAAAGACGAGTTCAAGGCCATAGTTTCGTCTGTAGATTTGTCAACTGCTGTAGGACAAAAACAGTACGGGCAGTTGATAGCTATGACGAACGAGGTTCTTTCTCTTACCGATTTGACCAGGCAAGTAGATGAGGCCAAGAAAGAAGCAGACGCGAAAACAAAAGCTGAAGCTGACAAACTAGCAGAGACTCAAAGAAAACAGCTCGAGGAGTTGCAAAAAGCAAACAAAATTGCATTAGAAGCAAAATTGTTAAAAGAAAAAAATACATCGCTAGCAAATGTTCAACTCGACAACATCAATAAAAGTGGAGATATCACATCCACGGATATAGCTACAGCAGGGGGGTTTGAAACGCTCAAGAAAGAGCAACAAACTCTATTGGATGATTTTCGGAGCAATCAGGAGAAAGTAGCAGATGAAACTGAAAAGTTGCGAAAAAAGTTCTATGCACTGGGCATCAAAACGATGCCAGAAACAAGGGAACAGCTAGACCATACGATTAGGACGCTGGATTTGTCTTCTCAAGCAGGACGAAAACAGTATATAGGACTTTTGGGACTTGTAGACTCGTTTAAGATGGTAACAGACCCAATCAAAGACGCAAAAACAGCTAATGAGGACTTTGTAGCGTCCCTAAAAAAGAACAGAGACGCATACAAGGGACTAAAAGACACAATCCAAGGGACGATTGACAACATAAAAGGGACGACGACAAAGAAAGGGACGACGGAGGATAAGTTTAATCAGCTTGTTGAATACAACAAATCCCAAGACGCATTCAATAGAGAGCTGAGAAAACCAACTCTCGATTATGAAAAATTAGGTACCCTATTCTCTAGCATCAATACAAATGCTACGGGGTTGGCAAACAACTTCTCAGGTGATACAGGACTAACTACTACAATTGTGAAACAACTTGAGTTCAATAAGCGACTTGCACCACCTGTGAAAGTTCAAAAAGTTGAATTTGCAAACGACAAAATTAGCCCATTGCTGGACAAAATCAGCTACATTAGTGAACAAGGAGCTACTGAAAACGTGAAGATTAGAAAGTTGTTGAGGGATTTGCTGGAAGAGCAAGAAAGATTTAACGCTACACAGTCTGTGTAGCGTTAAGAGGTTAGGCACGGTAGAATCTATTTCCTTTTTTAATGATTTTACCTTTTTGCGATAGATAAAGTCGTGCATCTTGTAGGTTGGCGTTGTTGAATTTTATGCCTTTTTTTCGCAATGATTCCCTACTTCTTATAGAGTCTCCTTTCTTAACATCTTTTATCATAGAGTTTGACAACTCTATGATTTTTTTATCTTCAATTTTTTTCTCAACTTTTTTAGTTGCTACTTTTACTTTTCTACTATTTTTCTTTTGCCCTGGGACAGTCGGGGAGTTTTTTGGGACGGTGGTAGATGCTACGAAAGCAGGACGGCTATACGGGATTTTGGGAACTGGAGTAGTTGACACTTTTCCCATTTCATCTTCTATTTTTTGATACTCTTCTTTCGTGATAGTGTTTGCTCTATATTTCTTTTTTGCCAATCGGCGTACATCCTCTTTTCTCTTAATTAGCTCTGTAGCAACAAACATGTCCTGTTTGATGCGATAGCTCTCAATCTCTGAATTTTCACGAAGTCTATCAATTCTTCTATTGTGCTCTTTTGCAAGTTCAAATCTATCATCTACAATATCATCTATTCGCTCAAGTTCATCTTCGGAAAGAAGCATTATACTCAACTGATATTTGTCATTTATCGTGATTACCGTAAGGTATTGCATGATGGTTGTGAGAGCTAAAAGTAAAATTATTAAAAGGGGGAAAAGCATTTCATCAAAAAAATTAACTTCATTTTTTTTGATATTTTGAATGTCTTGGCTAGAGACAGCAACTGCTGTCTCTTTTGCTGGTTCATGATTCAAGCTGTCCCACTCTTCTTTGCACTGAGCTTTGTATTTTGGTTTCCATCCATGCCATTTGTCATCACAGTTTTTGTAGGCACTTGCTTTATTTTCTGCGTACAACTTCACGGCTTGAGCGTAATTTGTTGCATTGATTTTTGATGCATCTACGCTACTTTCCAAACTTTTGTAGCCCAAAGAGTCAACTACTTTTGACTTCATTCTCATATCTTGAACGTATGAAGCCGTAGTATAAACACCAATAAGATCAAACAGAATGACAAAAATAAACACCCCTATCACAATTTTCTTGTACGTTTCATTGGGTTCATATCCAAACGAAATATTCATGATTTTTGAGTTCATATATTTCGAGAATGCTGAACGCTTGATGCTGTCAACGATAATAAGGATTGCCAAAAAACCTATCATCATAGATACAATTTTTGGAGTTGTGAGGTCGTTCCCAAAATAGCCAGTAGCCAGGGAATACGCACCGAAAGCCGAAACTGAAGCCCCTACTACGAGCCCCATAATTGATTTAAAATCATGTTTTGAAGTTGTAAGATAGTTTTCTATCTCGTTGCTTTGAATATCTTTTAGGGATATTCTATTTTCATTTGTCATAATTAATCCTTTTATTTCCGATTCAACATTGTAATAAATTTTATATTACATAAAGATTAGTTTGGGACGGTCTAAAATCGTCCTAAATCGTCCTAGGACGATTTTAGACGGAAAAAAGGGACGGTATGGGAGTTTTTTGGGACGGTCTGGGACGATTATTGATTTAGGAGATATTCGTTTATGTCCTTACAAGACGAGTAGTATGTTCTTTTGTCTATACAATTTTCAAGATGGTTCATGAAGAACTGTGTTGTTTCGTTTCCAGCTTTGTCATTGTCAAGGTAGAGCTCAAAAGTTTGGAATTTGTGTTGGATAGATTCCAATCCTTTTTCTTTCAGAGAAACGCTATTTAAAATTAAATAGTTGGATAGGGGGGTGCTTCTAGAAATTTCGAGATAAGATAAAAAATCCATAAAGCCCTCAAAAATTTTCACTGTTTTATTTTTTGGATTCGGGTAGATTGTAGCGATGTCTTTCTTTCCAAATGAACCTTTAAAGTATTTATTCCTAACTTCACGTCCACCACTGTCTGTGATGAATGAGATGGCAAAATATCTTTTTTCATTTATTTCATAGTATACTTCACCTAGGTATCTTTGGAGGCTGATAGATCTTAGCCCCCGTTCATTCTTTAAATATTCGACTAAAGCTTGGTTTTGCAATTGTTGCGTTTTAATTATTTTGTAGCTTTTTTCTTTTTTAAAAAAAGAAATAGGGTTCTTTTGAACCTGCATAGGTCTATTATAGCTTTGAGGTTCTTCTCCTAAGATACTCGCCATCTTTTTCGTTGCTTCAATGAAATCAATTTGAAAATATTCCATGAGAAACTTGTACTCATTCCCTCCAAGTCCACTAGAGAAATCTTTGAAGTTTCTCCACTCTCCGTCTCTGTTTTGAAATACGAAGAAAGAGGGTGTTTTCTCGTCAACATTCCATGGGCTTTTGTACGTCGTCCGACTGGGAGAAGTAGCCGTTGGGACGAAATTCAACGACTGTAAGATTCTGTTTAGCATGATTTACGCCATGCTTTCGTTAAGGACGGCTAGAGCTTCTTCATAATAATGATTGAATTTCTTGATAGTCTCCATCATGGCTACCATTCTATCATCATCACGCTCAACGGTCTGAATCAGTAGTTTCATCTTTGGATAGTATACAACAAAGTCCACAGAATCATAACCATTGACCAGTAGGTGCATATAGATTTGTTGACGATACTCGTCTATATATGTCCCGTCAATTTTTTGACGTAAATACGGCTCAAGTGTTTCAGGGCATTTCACTTCAATCCCTTTATTTAGAGAGGGGACTTCACCATCAATGGAGTCACCAATCCCAAGCTCTTTCAATTCCACCAGGGGTTTTCTCTCTATCACTTGCATTGTCTCTATTGAATATTCTTCAATAGCTTCATCTTCAAGATGTGTACCTCTCTTCATCGCAGGGGAGGAGTAATGGCCTCGTAGCTCTTCTCCTAAAGTGTTAAAAGAGAAATACTCGGATGCTTTTCTCCTTGCGTACTTTTTAATGGTTGGGATTGCTGTTCCATCCACGTTGAACGGGGTGTTTGATGACGTGATAAGCCCCAACCGTTCTATCTTCCATTCGTCTGAACCTTGCTCTCCACTATGTACGATTTTTGTAGCCGTAGAGAGCTGTTCATTTGCTTCTTCAATTCTCTCCTTTCTGATTATCCTATTCAACTCTTCATATTTCTCATAAAGAGCTGAAACATCTTTTGTTTCAACTGTTTCTTCTGAAATCGTGTCAGCTCCAAGTGTGACACGATAAATATTTGCTGTTTTTACCCTATTTGTTGTTTTTTTTATTTTATAGAACATTTTTTACTTTTCCCATTTCTTGAGCATCATGGATGCTCTTCTTGTCGTGATATTTTCAGATGACAAATCATCCAGGGAAGAGACTTTTGAACTTTTTAAAAGATAAGTAGTTCGGGCTTCGTTGCCTTTGGCTTTTTCTTTCAGCCATTCTATTTGTTGGTCTATGTCCTCTTTTTCAACATAGACATAATCGTGGTCAGATTGTCCATCTATTGCAAGGAGATTGCACAATGCGTTTTTCCCAGCGTATGATGACGCTGTTCCCGTAACTTTTGCCTCGTCCATAAATTTCGATGGTTTGATAAATTCACAGAAGCCATTAGCTTCTGCGATAATAATCCCACTTTCGCAGTCAATGAGTTTTGCCGTACTTTGCATGAATTTCGACTCGTTGATAATTTGCACTTCTTCGTGGATGATAATGATGCATTTTTCAACGACTAAAAGTGGTTTCACAGCTGAAAGGATATCCTCTTTTGAGCGTGACCAATATTGAACGTTTGGATTTTGAGTTTTTGGAGCGTTTATTTGGGTTTGAAGACTTATCATTTTCATGTAATTGGGTTTTTGGTTTCCCATTTTTTAATCCTTTAATTTTGATATTTCAAATTATACAGTAATTCAGCTTAACAGTTTATTAAATTTAATAAATTAAAGTTTCAATAATTATTTTTTAAACGAAAAAAAAGGGGGGGGGTAGTTCCTCTATTACGAGGAACGTGGAATGAGGGAGGGAAGATTAAATTAGTTTTTCAATTTTTAATTTTCCCAGATATTTCGACAAAAGTTTAACGTTGCTTCCGCCTCTCCCAATAAACAGGGAGGGTTTTGAGGTATATAGAATGTTCCCTCTAACCCTAATAGGATTTGTTCCGTCTGATATCCCATCAAAATCTTTTACATCTTTTATTTGCCTATTTACCCCCGTTGATGTTATTTTTCCATCCTTTAGGATCAGGACGGGGCATGAAAAAGCATCATATTCCACATAATAGCTCTCAAAAACGTGGAAACTCTGGTTGGTTGAAGTTTTCACTTCAAACCCATCAGAATAAGATGGAACAACCTCTTTTCTGCTGTTTTTTCTATACAAGAATAACCCTTTACCTCTACTCTTAATCTCACCGTAGGCATTTTTTACGGTGTCATCTTTTATATTCATTTTTTAATCCTTTAATTGTGATATGTAAAAGTATACAGGAACTAACCTTAACAATTTATTAAATTTGATAAAAATAATATGATTCATAAAATGCTATAATTGTTAAAAAAGAAAGAAAGGTTATCAATGAAAAAGAAAAAGAAAGAACTCGGAGACGGATACGTATCCCTCAGCCAAAAAATAGGGACGCAGGAAGATATACAAACAAAGATGAATATCGGGGCATCAAACATCACGGAGAACGTTGACTATCTCGAACGCTTCTATGATTCAAACAGCCTATTCATGAACATCGTGAATATCCCTGTAGACGACGCATTCAAGGAGGGGCGTACAATCCTCGAGCAAGATACAAAAGAGAGCTTAGAGGCGAAATATAGAGAGTTTGGAGTCATAGAAATAGTTCGGAAAGCCTTGGAAATGGCACGGCTCTATGGTGGTGCATATATATATGTAAGTGACGGTAGGAATCCAAATGAGGAATTAAACCCGAAAATGATAAAACGATTCTCAGTAATTCTACCTCATCAGCTAGTGCAGGTAGAGCCATTGAATATAAACCCTATTGCTGATGATTATTTAGAATCGACGAAGTTCGCTATTGCTGTAACCAGTGAAACCATCGACCCCTCCCGAATGATATATATTGATGGAGATAGATGCTCTGATACTAGACGACAAGAGTTGGGAGGATTTGGGCTGTCTGTTCTTGAAAGAGTGATAGAAGAGATTCAGAAAGTTGAAGTTTCATCAAATAGGGCTTTGAATATTTTGGATAGGTTGAGCCAAGACGTGTTGAAATTGGATGGGCTGAACGATGCCTTGACTGAAGCTGGGAGTGAAGAAATGTTGATAAAACGTCTTACATCTATTAATGCAGTAAAAGGGGTATTGTCAACATTGGCGATTGATGGAGAGGATGAATATACTAACGTGAACAGATCATTGGGTGGCATCAAAGACGTTATAAATGGCTTTAAGGAGCTTGTCGCTAGTTCTTCAAGGATTCCATATTCTAAGCTGTTTGGCACGTCTAGCACAGGGCTGAATAGCACAGGAGAGAATGAGCTTAGAAATTATTACGATGAGGTGAATAGTCGGATACAGGAGGGGAAAATCAGAAGTGTTTTAGGCCAAATTGACTTTTTGCTGGTTGGTAAAGTTGTTGATTTTTCCTTTAATAATTTGATGCAACCATCAGATTTAGATGTGGAAACTTTGCAGGGCGTAAAAATCGACAACGCGATAAAGATGTTAGACGCTGGGCTCATTGAGGATGATGAAGCTATAAAGATGATAGAGATGTAATAGATGGAGGGGTATGCGACTAAGGAAAGGATGAACATCTTCCTTAGCTCTCTAATTTATTTAATCTAATAAGCTTGCCTTTTTTAAAATTGTTGTATAATTACAACATAAATTTTGGCTAACCCTGTGGCTGGGGTGCTAGTATTACTCTTTTCCCACTTTTAAAAGTGGGGTTAGCCAAGATTTATAAATGAAGAGGAATACTAGCAAACAGCCAAACTGCATATTTTCCCCTCCTTTATATTTCTATAATAAGATGGATGTGAACGCATCGATAATAAGGATTAATTTTGGAAACTTTGTTAGAAGAAAAATCTCAAGAACGTTCAAGCTTGGAACGTGAAAAAATGATAGGAGACTTCAATTCTCTACAAAAAAAATACTTTGATAATGGATGTATGGATACAGAAGCAGAAGCATTGCAGAAATGTGTATCAAAAATGATACGCATGGGCATTGTCAATGAGTATATGGACTGTTATTACGATAATACAATTGAGAAATTTCGGACAGTGGGATTGCAGAGTGGAGAAGTAAACATAAAAGATTCTCACACTTCTATCCGTGCTTTGATGTCAAGCTATTACGGGTCGCGATTCATGCCGCGATCTATCGTAGACAACACTCCTACAAAACTCACAGAGTTCAACCCTCACGCCACGGGTGAACGTGCAGTTGATGGAGTTATGTACATCAATATGTATAGAGAAACGAAGTACATGGGCATTAGACGTACAGAAAATAATACAATAAATAAAATAAAATGGGACAGCGTTCCAACATGGAAAGAAGTTTTTGACAATGTTTTCCCAAAAAAGAAAGAACAAGATTACTTTTTGAATTGGTTGGCATATGGACTACAAACACGTTCAAAATGTAGAACAGCAATTATCACAAAAGGGATCGAGGGAGCTGGAAAAGGGCTTATATACGAGCAAATCATCCAGAAGATTGTAGGGAAGCAATATACATCTACAATCACCCAAGAGACGCTATCGGGGCGTTTCAACGGACAGCTTGAAAACAAGCTCTTTATTCTAGCAAACGAGGTGAAAGCTGATTTTAGGGATGGAAACAGCACGTACGAAAAATTGAAAATGTACGTGACCGATAAAACTTTGAACATTGAAAATAAAGGCGTGAAAACTTATGAAGTTGAAAACTATTTCAATTTATGGCTTCATTCAAATGAAGCTATCCCAATTCAAATTGGGGCTACTGATAGACGCTATACAGTGACTGAAAGTTCATCCAGAAAAATACTTGATATCGCTGTGAGCAAAGGCTATGGAGATATGAATACGTACGTTGAATTATTAAAAGAAGAAGCTCACAATCTTTGCGTTCAAATCATGCTACTCAAAACTGACCCCCTAAAAGCAACAAATCCAATGGAGTCAGACGCAAAGAGAACGATAGTCAACGCAACAATTCCAAAAGTACAATCTCTATGTGTTGCTTTGCAAAGAAAAGACCAGGAGTATATATACTCTCTTTGTTCTGACATATTTGAAGATTTGACACCCCTGGATGATGTCTCAGTGAAAAGAGGGAAGAGATTGATTTCCTTTGACAATTTTGAAAGTCTAGCAATAGAGATCCTGACTCAACTTGAAACGGGATATATTGAAACAAATTTCCTATCCAGGCTATATATATCTTGCGTCAACTCAACGCACAACGCAACAAAAAGAGGGATAGAAGTCTCAAAGTATCTAGGGAAAGCAATCCAAAGGGGTGGTATCTCAAAACGCCCTATAAGCTAATTTTGTTATTTATAAGTAGTATCACAAAAAGCTACTACTTGTAGATGTTCTTATCTTCTTTTAGTCCTTTAAATCAAACCCCTTACAATTCTATTTAAAAATCGACTATATACAAAACTGTATATAGTTTGATATACCCTATACAAAACTATATATAAACCCTATTTTTTGCCAAAAAACTGTATACAAACTATATACAGTTGTATACAGTTTGTATACAGTTTTGTATACAGTTTGGAGTTTTCTTAAAGTTTTTTTAAACTGCTTCTAAAGCCCACAGTTTAGGGCTTTTGTATATACTATATATACTATTTGTATATAGTTGTATACAGTTGTATACAGTTTACGCAACTCGCACACACAACACACTGTGTTTATATACGAAAGCCCACAGTTTGGGGCTTTCGTATATCTGTATACAGTTTTGACAGTTTTGAAAGTTCAAAACTGTATACAACTGTATACAACTGTATATTTTTGGCAGTTTTTGAGTGGTGAAATTATTAAAAAAGAGAGGACTTTCTTTTTTTAACAATCCCAGGTCTATACGTCTATACGTCTCTCTACCTCAAGAATGAGAGAAGAGATAATAATATTCACAACCTTATCAAACTTAATAAGTTACTAAGCTTATTTGCTGTATAATTTGAAATATCAAAAATAAAGGATTGACAAATGGGAATATTTGACGGATGGGGTGAGAGTTGTGGTGCAACTACTTATTCAATAAAACATACGCCGCAACAAGAGGCTATTGCCAATAGCATAAAAGAGACCAAAGGAAAATTAAAAAGAGATGATATTGAATTGGTTCTCAATGTCATGAAAAAGAATGGGATGTCTTGTTTCGTAAAAATAAAAAAGCAAGCTCTTCACGGTCAGCTATATTTGTATGGCTACAGTACCACCTCAAAAGTGGTACTCGTCGAGGATCACACCCTTGATGAAGACTTGTACTGGCTGAATTTAGTATAGAATTTTAACAGTTTATTAAATTTAATAAACTGTTAAGCCGAATTACTGTATAATTTGAAATATCAAAATTAAAAGGATTAAAAAAAATGAGAATAAAAGTAACTGAAAAAGTGAGCTTAGAACTCAATTTTGAAACAGGAAAAAATAAAATGGTGGGAGGCAAAAAAGACGGTACTTCCTTAAGTGACTCAGTACTATCTAGCCTCCTAGACGGAGAGGTAAAAGGCATTTCTCTTTCAGAAGAGAATGGGATGAAAATTAAAACATTCTTGGCAAAGACAAAAGATATAAGAGCTGGAGTTAATAGAGATGTAAAATTCTCAAAAGACTCAAGCGACTTTATTTATACTCGTAGCCAAGACAATTCTGGGAATGATGATGTTTCATATTGGAAACATTTCATAAATTCTTTATCTTCAAAATGGTATCAAAAATTATGCGACCTTTCTACCCCCGTAGGTAGTAGAGAGAGAGAATGGGATGAAGACATGCAAATTGTATACCCTACGTTTTTAGTTACAGCTCAAGAATTGAAAAAATTCAAACTTGGCTATGAAACATATACAAAACAGGTCAAAGAAGAAAAAGAAGAAGCAAAACATTGGACACGCGAAAACGTGAAAGAAAACTTCAGGGATGCAAAACCTGAAGTTAGAGAAGCAGTTTTTTACCATAATGGGTATGGAAACACTTTAGGATTGCTAGAAGAAGCTGGGGCAATAAAAAAAATAAATAAGGTTTCTTTTGACGATGAAGAAGAGCGTGGAGACTTCAACTATTCTACTGGATATAGAATAGTCGAAGAGGAAACAAAGAAAACAGAAAAAGAAGAAACTCCGAAAGAGATGCTTGAGACTTTTGACACTTCTTTGTCTCAGCTTTCAAAAGAATCAGGAATATCATATCAAACGCTCAACTCTAGGATGAGAGCTAAGCCTGATTATTTCAAAGAGTGGCTTATTGGGCATGTATTGAAACAAAGAGGAGTAGAGATGAAAAAAATCCTCTCTCTTTTACCAAAAAAGGAATAAAAAAATGGAACAGATTTTATTGCACTGCAAGAAAAGAGAAAAGAAAAACAGTGAAAAAACTTTCTGGGCTCAAAGTTGTGAAGCGATTTTTCTCAGAAATCAATCCATTTGGTCGTCAAACCAAAAGGAAGCATTTTTACAAAGCTGGTATGAAAACTTTGAACTTGAACAACGTTACCCAAATAAAAAGCTCAAAGCTCTTCTATCAAAGTTTCAAGTATGTACAAAATATGAAGAAAAAACAAAAGATGGGAAACGTTTAGTTTTCCAGCAAAATAAGGATTGTGAGAAAATGAATAAATATAATTTAGATGAAAGACCAACGAGAATTGTTTGCAACTGCGAACTTTGTGGAAAGCCGATAGAACCGATTGAAGTAGATGCTGAAGATGACGACTGTGTTGTGTGTTCGAAATGCTTTGAAGAAGAAAAAGGGAAATAACGTCACCCTCACGCCCACACCAGTAATATTTATTATATTGCTGGTATACTATGTTTTACTTATAATAAAGGAACCCCCCCCATGTATAACAAAATAGTATTAGTAGGAAATCTTACAAAAGATGTTGAGATAAAATATTCACAAAGTGGATCGGCTATTGGCAACGTTGGTATTGCTGTGAATAGAAAGTGGAAGAGCCAAACGGGTGAACAAAAAGAAGAGGTGATGTTCATCGACTTAACATTCTTTGGGCGTACTGCTGAAATAGCAAATCAATATCTTTACAAAGGAAGTAAAGTTTTAGTCGATGGACGACTTGTATTTCAACAGTGGACTGCACAAGATGGAAGCAAACGAAGTAAACACGCTGTTACTGTAGAAAACCTACAGATGTTAGATTCAAAAGCTGATAGCATGAACCCTAACAATACCAATGGATATGGTGAGCAACCAAGCCAAAACAACTACGGTGGACAAAACCAAGGTGGTTATGGTAATAATAACAATGCCAGTGGAGGATACGATAACAGTGGTTATAATGCTCCTCAACAACAAAATTACGGTCAACCACAAGTTTCTCAACAACGACCTACTCCAATACAACGACCAACGCAACCATCATCCCAGGGAATCAACATAAATAACAATGAAATACCATTTTAATGGATGGCTATGACCATGACTATAAAAACATATTCAGACCTAAAAGAAGCTCTTATAGAATCGAGAAACGTCCCTACTCGTGATAAAAATAGTACTTTAAAGTGTATCACTTCTCTAGGGGCGACACTGGGTAATAGTGAATTGAAAAATCAGCTAAGAAAAGAAGTATATATCGCTCTTAGCCCTAATATAGAAAACCAACACATTATAAAAAGTAGTCTAAGAGGGATAGATGGATATCTAGTTCAAAATATCATACATCTATTAGCTCAAAGAGGATTTTATATTAGTATTCTTGGAATAAAAAGCCTTTTTTATGCCAAGACGAAACGTATTGGAAATACAATCGTTTTTGGGACGTTTCTTCCGAAAGATATCAATCTGATAAAGGAAAATCATGAATAAAATAATTATCGGTTGTGACGCAGGGCTCAAAGGTGGCTTTGGAGTTCTACAAGATGGGAAGCTAATAAAATACTTTCCTACACCTTTGAAAAACAAAAAAACTATCGACATGAAAAAGCTAAAGAATCTTTTTCAAGAAGTTCAAACAATTGCCAGGGGCTCTTCTATTCTATTCAGTATAGAAACTCAATATGTTCCAGTAGGACAAGGACATAGCAAGCCGATTTTTTTAAATTTCGGCTTGATAAAAGGCTTGGCATATGCCTACTTCGATGAGGTTAGGGAAGTTTCTTCTCAGACATGGAAGACTGCACTACAATTGGGGGGTGGTACATACTCAAGCAAAAAGATGAAATCAGTGGCGTACTGCAATGAGAAGTTTCATACTCTTCTCAATATGAAAGAGGACGGCATAGCAGAAGGAATTTTGATAGCTTACTATGAGTATATTTTAGCATCTTCCTAACCTCTCTCTTTTTTAATAATTAATCTCTTTGTAATATAATAAATATTACAATATATTTGTTATATATAATAAAAGGATTAATTATGAGAATAACAAATGGAAGTGTCAATGGCACGTTGACACTTGAACAACACGGGAAAGTTTTGATTTTTCGGATACATTGGGATGATGATGATCAAGTAGCATTCAGATACGTAGATGTCCCTCCACACAGGGCACTACAAGAATTTTTGGAAGCCAATTTCGCTAGAAAGCTATAGCATGGCATTCAAACCTCGAGAATATCAGCTTGATATTGCGAACAAGATCGCGACTTCAAGCGAAAAACGTATATTAGTTCAACTCCTCACGGGTATGGGAAAAACAAAACTATCTTTTTACCTAATGGATGAATTATTAAGGAATAAAACTTTCCTTTTCCTCACTCCTCGGATAAATCTAGCTCTTCAAACGTTCCAAGAGCGTGGAGGGCTGGGACTAATTCAAGGAGCAACAAAACGCAATCTCTCTAGTAGGATAGTAGTCGGAACAGCTCAAACAGTAGCTAGAAGAGCAGAAAAAAAACAATTTAGCTTGAATCGTTTCGATTATATCGTTATTGATGAAGTGCATGCTATCAAATATAGGGACACTACAATATTTTCAAAGATGAGTGACCCTCAAAAGATAGAAGCCCTGGCATCTCATGCCAAAATCATTGCACTCACTGCTACCCCATTCAACGGCGATGCAACCCCCCTGATAGGTTGGGGAAAAAGTGAATGTGTGACCTTTGGAGAAGAATACGATTTTGACTATGCCGTAGGAAAAGGCTATCTTTCTGATGTACTCATTCGTGAAGTTGCTGAAATTGATGATACAAAACTGAAAATTTCAAAATCAACAAAAGACTTCACAGAAAAATCAGTGAACGAAATGATAGATGACAATCCCACTCTTGATATCGTCGGCTCTTGCAGTCCGTACATAGTTGGGAAAACAGCCGTGTTTGCGTCATCTATCAAACATTGTGATGACCTTAACAAAGAGTTTTTATCTCATGGGTACAAAAGTGAAGTGATGCACTCTAAGATGGTAGGAAAGCCTCATAGCGCCCTTGAGCGATTTAACCTGGGGAAGATTGATGTGCTCATTACCAAGGATATGTTGAGCTTTGGGCAAGACGTGAAGAATCTTGAAACACTCATTTTTGCGACAGCTGTAGCCTCAATTAGTCGTTTTCTCCAGATGATAGGGCGTGGGCTACGTCCGAGCCAGAACAAAACATACTGCCATATCTTAGATTGCATGGGAAATGTGAACAGATTGGGGCATCCATTTGACAAAGTGACGATATCAGGGAAAGCAGAGAATAGAAAAGAGCCCGTTTTTTGCAAAGAATGTGGGAGCAAAAAGCCCCTGCTTCTCATAGAAAAAAAAGAGTTGCCAAAGTTTGAAATGATGAAAATCACAAAACAATGCAAAGAGTGTTTTGAAAAAGTTGAAACTTTGCTACCCATGCCAATGATAAAATGTGAAAAATGTATGAGGATGTACAAGCTCACAGACACCATAGCCGTCAAAACAAATATATTTTCAAGATGTGAGTGCGGGTATCTCACCTTGATTGACACTCTCACGCCAAAAGATATGATGATATCTTTCAGAAACAGAGACGACGCAAAAAGAAAAATCGTTGAAGCTTCAAAACAGCGTATGATGGGTGAAGAACTAGATTCATTTCTCACTCAGTTTGCTATATTTTCTGTGTATTGCAAAGAGGAAGATTTAGGCTCAATCATGAATTTCATGCTAAATCTAAAGGATAACTATAGCGACAACAGCCTCTCAAAAATAACAGAGAGAATGAAGCAAAGCAATAAAAAAAACAGTAAGTCTGTAAAGAGTAGATTTATTTCGTCTTTGAATACGTTACAAGGAAAAATTGATTATGAGTTTGTAGATTTTCTTTTTAAAAATTTAAAAAATGACGAACAAAATAAAGTATTTCTCCTACTTGATAAAATCAGAAAACAAATCAAAAGGGACAAAGCAAAAAAACAAAATGGTATAATCTCTACAAAGCGATTGATTAGCCTGGCCAAAAGAAACATTGAAGAATTAAAGGATAAGAAATGAAAAAAATAAAAAAAGAGGAATTGATTCATGCTGAGTTGAATCATGGATTGAAAAAAAATTGTCTAATAAACTTATATTATGATAAAAGGAAAAGAGCTGGAGCTTTTCAAAAAATGATGGAATATGGGAAAACAGTAGATGAAGCATATTCAAATCTTGAATATGCTTCTATGAAGCTACGTGATGATATATATATGATTCTTGTGTATTTCGATGAAAGAGAGCAAAGATATGCACTATATGAAGTTCCTGCGTGTCAAGAATTTTTCAAAAATAAAAAACACTGCAGATTTTTCATTGAAAAGCATTGCTTATTCTTGAATCCATCCATTCTAACTATGCTGAAGTATATGCCACTATTTCAAAGTATCAAGGAGTATTATAAAGATTCGTTCGAAGAAATTTATAATTATTTTTCATAACATGATATAATATCAACATGTATACAAGACTAAAACAAGAAATATTAGCATTGTTGAAAAAAAAGGACAATGCTGATATCCTTGAAGATGCGTCAACTTCCCTAATGCTCTCATCTATGCAAAATCTTTTGGAAAACATAGACGATATCAAAGAAGAACTCTCATACATTCCTATAGAAGAGACAGAGAAGAGGAAAGAGTGTAGAGAGGAGCTCACAGCCTTGAGCCTCCAAGTTCTGAAATACTCATCTTCCATCATGAGATATATCGACAATTCGAAAACACGAAATAATATATCTTCTGGAGGGTTGATAAACATGCCACTCCTCACTGTCAAAGACCTATATGAATCTGAATCCTAATCTAAAAGATTTTTGGTTCACTCCTAAAAATAAAATCATAAAATCAAGGTACAAAGTACTGTACGGTGGGCGTTCCTCCTCTAAATCCCACGACATTGCCAGGATGCTGATATTTCTCTCCATCAACATGAAAAAGCGTATTCTTTGTTTGAGAATGTTCCAAGTGAGATTGAGCGATTCAGTCTATTCACTACTTCAAGACATTATCTATCAGTCTCATCTTGATGGATATTTCAAATTCACAAAATCATCTATTATTTGCACTGTTACGGGCAGTGAGTTTCTATTCTACGGTATTGCTCGGAACACATCCCAACTCAAGGGTCTTGAAGCTATAGACATCGCATTCATTGAGGAAGCTGAAACGCTCACGAAAGAAGCTTTTGATATCATCACTCCTACAATCAGGGCTGAAAATAGTGAGATTATCATAGCTTTCAATCCTCAACTGGACACAGATTTTGTATATGATTATTTTATTGTGAACACTCCAAAAAATGCAAGGATTCGGCACATCAACTACACCGAAAATCCCTATCTTTCAAACACTATGCTGAATGATATCGAGATTTTTAAGGCTCAAGATTATGAGGCATTTAAGCATCTTTTCCTTGGATATCCAAAAACTGATGATGTTGAATCAGTGATACAGAAAAGTACACTTTTGGCATGTATTGGAGCGAAAAAAAAGCTAAAGAAAAGGGGTTTCTCTTTTAATAATTCTAAAAGAGTCATTGGGTATGACGTGGCTGATATGGGTGGAGATACTAACGCATATTGTGTACTGGATGGTATAGAAATTGTCGACATTGTGGAGTGGAAAGGGGAAGAAAATGGGTTGATGGAATCGAGTAGAAAAGTACACAGTAGAGCAAAAAAAGATAATTGTGAAGTAGTTTACGATTCAGTTGGGGTTGGTGCTGGAGTCGGTTCAAACTTCAAGATTTTGAACAGTCAAGACCCACATCACGCGATAAAATTTACAAAGTTTGTAGCTGGTGGAGCAGTATTTAAACCAAATTCCTTCTATCGAATTGGAGCAGTCACGACAGAAATCAAAAATAAGGACTATTTCGAGAATATCAAGGCTCAAGCATGGATTACGCTTAGAGATAGGCTCAAGGCTACTGAAAGGGCATTGAACGGCTCTATTGTTGAAAAAGAAGAGGATTTGATATCAATCTCAAAAGATATTTCACTTCTAAACAAGCTAATCAAAGAGCTCACAACCCCCCACCTCATCCGTTCTGAAAATCAAAAGAATGCAATAGAAAAAAAGAAAGATATGATAAAGCGTGGAGTGAAATCTCCAAATCTTGCCGATGCTTTGGTTATGACAATCCTCGGAACAAAAGCAAAATGGAGTATTTAGACTGGCTAAAAACAAAAATATAAAAGAAATACGATATAATGTTTTTGTAGCAACATCTATTTTTTCATTTTCTGATAAGTGCTACTCCTTTAATTTCCCTCTCCCAAATTAAAATTAATCCTTTTATTCTCAATCTCTTCTAGGAGGGGGGTTTCACTCCATATATGCTACAATACAACATATCAAAACAAAGGAAAAACTATGGCAACAAATGCATACCCTGACGGATACACAGGCTTTCGAGACGGTTCAGGTGGGACAGGAAGCAACACTACAGACCTCACGCAGTATGATGAGGTGAAAACATACGACTCGTCAAAAACTGGAGAATCAAACAATATATATATAGATGAATCCACAGATGCACTATATATATATCATGATAGTGCATACCATGGAGTCTCAGGTGGTGGAGGTGCTGATGCATTCCTCACGGTAGTAGTCCGAACAAACACTACTACTGATGTTCCTCCCACAGCTACAGAAGTTGTGTCACCTGCAAAAAATGCAACGGCAAGAGTGAAACTCTCAAACGGAGTAGTAGAGTACTATATTTTTGGAGGAGTCACGTGGAGCAAAGTAGATGCTATTGACTTGAAAAATGATGGAAATATGACAATCATCAAGCGAACAACAACGGAAGAAGATGCATATCCCACAAACACTGAAGCCCCAAATCCTATCGATGGAGATACAGCTCAAATCAATTTGAATGATGAAACTCTTGAATATTATGCCTATGACGGATCGGCCTGGAATAAGCTAGATAGAATCAACATCACGCAAGATGGGAGATATCTCGTTGTTCCACGTACTGATACAACTCAGAATACAGCCCCTACATCTACAGAGTTCCCAACCCCTGAAAAAGGAGATAGTGCCAAAGTGATTTTAGGAGATGAATATATTGAAGACTATTTACATGACGGTTCAGCTTGGAATAGAATCAGTATCGTGGATATTCGAGGAGACGGGAAACATGTAGTGATAGTACGTTCAGACGATACGAAAGATACAGCCCCAACATCTACAGAGTTTCCAACTCCAAAAAAAGGAGACACAGCGAAAATAAACCTAAACAACAACTTCATTGAGGACTATTTGCACGATGGGACGGCGTGGAATAAAGTCAACTTCTTTGATATTCGAGGAGATGGGAAGCTTGGGCTCATCATGCGAACTGATGAAACTGAAGACACAGCCCCAACATCTACAGAGTTTCCAACGCCAATATCTGGAGACGTTGCACGCATCAATCTAAAAGGCAAAGTTGCAGAGTATTGGGACTACGACGGGACGACTTGGAGCAAAACAGACCGTATTGATGTTCTCTGGGACGGTAGACACTTGGCTATTTCAAGAACAGACGATACGCAAGATACAGTTCCAACATCTACAGAGTTTGCAGATGCAAAAAAAGGAGACACAGCAAAAATAAATCTAAACAACAATTGCATCGAGGACTACTATTTTGATGGGACGAACTGGACAAAAACGAGTAGTTTGGATACTCGAGGAGATGGGAACATCTTGATTATTAAGAGAAATAACACCACAGAGGATTCAGCTCCAACCTCGTCGGAAGCCCCGAATCCCATCATTGGCGACGTTGTAAAAGTGAACCTAAATGACAAAATAAACGAGTATTGGACACACGACGGTACAGCATGGACGAAAACAGACCGTGTAAATGTTTGGGGGGACGGGGCTCTATTTGTCCTACAGAGAACAGACGGGACAGAGAACACAGAACCAACATCGTCTGAAATTGCAGACCCAAAAAATGGGGACGTTGCACATGTGAATCTGAACAGCGAGATACTGGAACTTTGGAGCTTTGGGACAGACTGGACAAAAGCAGACCGTGTAAACTTACGAGGGGACGGCTCTCCGAAACCAATCAAGCGAAACGATACTACAGAAGACACAGCCCCCTCATCGTCTGAAGTTTCAAACCCAAAAAATGGGGACGTTGCCTTTGTGAATCTCAATGATGTGATTTTGGAATACTGGGCATATACTACGTCATGGGCAAAAACAATGTCATATCGTTTTGATAGCCTTGGCATATCTCAAACTATCACGACTTCTACAAATGTCACAGATGTGAAGATGAATGACACATATGAGATTGATGCAAACGCTTCTGATGTCACATTGACATTGCCAACGCCCTCAACTATCCCAAACGGGACTAGGATGACCGTGAAATGTATAGATGATACAAACGTGGCAAGGATTGATACGGCTGACAGTTCCTTGATTGACAGCGAAGATGGGCATACTTTTTCACGTGCAAAAGAATCAGTTTGCCTGATTGTTCTTGATGGATTGTGGAAGATAGAAAGTAGTTTCTTTTTTAACGATATTTATGGTATCACAGAAGCTTTCACGCGCGGGAATGCTGTTGAAAATCTTGAGCCAACTGATACCGAAGTTCCAAACCCTACAAGTGGAGCAACTGCAATCATCAATCTTGATGAGGAAATTATTGAACATTGGAATTTTGATGGGACAGCTTGGAACAAAAAAATATCATACCATCTTAATCCTCCCTCAAATGTTCAAACGTTCAATGTTGACACTACTCTCTCATCTGTCCAAAATGGAGATATCTACCAACTTGATCCATCGAACAATAGCGTGAGATTGACGCTGCCCACGCCATCGAACATCGCCGTTGGAACAAAAGTATCTATCAAAGCAACTCCAACGACTGCCCCATACGCGAATACCCTTTCTTTTGATGTTGCTGATTCTTCTACTATCGAAGACAAGACAACTATCACTCTTTCACGTGCCAGTGAGTCATATGTACTTGTCCAATCTGGGACAAACTGGGCAGTGACGGGAACATACAACAATTTTGATGTTGGCTCAGGTACTGCGATTCCATTCCTTGACAACTCAGGAGATACAAATCAGGGCTATGTTGATATTGGAAACTTGAGATTTATTTACGGGTATGAAGATAACACATCAAACACAGGAACAACAATACTCCCTGCTAGTTTTGCAAATGGGAATTACAATATCACAGCAACAATAAACAACACGAATACATCAAACAGATTCAGTATTACGGCTGTTCCCACTGATGTCAACACCTTTGATTTTGTGAAGCAATCCAGTGCCCTGGGTGGTTCATGTAGTGACCCATTCTTTTATCAAGCATTTGGGCGAAAACCCTAATTATTAAGAGAGAGAGAAATTTCTCTCTCTCTTATCCATTCCTTAAGTTTCCTATAATATACTATTTCAATAAAAATAAACAAAGGACTTTATATGTTAGATTTTTTAGAGGAAATGAGCAATCAATATCACGGTATTGTGTTGGCTTTTTTCGTGTTTATCTTCTCACTTTTCTTCTCAGCAATTTCATATGTGAAGAGAAACATACAATACATCAAAGAGAGCTCTATCCGTATGAATCTTTTTGAGATAGTAATCAACTCATTGATTTCAGCTGTATTTGGGGTGGTATTGCTTCAAATACTTGAAGAGTATTACCCTCATTTTTCAGATTTGACAAAGGCGACTTTTGCTATATTCGGTAGTGGATTCCTACACATTTTTGTGCTATTCATATACGTGAAACTCGGAATCAAAAATGAAAAATAAAAAGGCAAAAAATGCACGAATTTATGATACTGACAGGGATTTTTTTCCTGATATATACAGTTTTTGAACGTGATGAGCTGTGGGCGTTGACGGTGTACACTGTTTGTTTTGTGGCGATGATAGTAGTGGGGGATACACTATTATCTTTCTCAATACTTCTTTTTTTTATCTTTGATACCATCAGGGATTTAGTGCAAGACTATGCGAAAGTAGATTCATAATAAAAAATATGATAAAATAGCTTATACTATTTCAAAGGAATATTAATGTATAAACTTATTTTATCGATTATACTACTTCTATTGTGCACGGGGTGCTATACCCCTCAATCTATTGCAATCTCTCCCTGTGTCCAACCCGACTATTTCGAATTTGGTGAAGATGAAAACAATGATACAAACTACAGTATTGTGAACTTTTTCTATAAAAAAGACACAAATATAACGAATTATTAAAAGGAAAATCATGAGCAACCTAACTGAATCACAACGAAGATTCACGCAAGATATTGGGAAACTAATCAATTTCGCATATCAACAAGATCTTGAACTCACAGTTGGAGAAGCATACAGAACTAGACCACAGGAACTTCTATACTACACGGGTAGAACACTCCAGAGTATTGGAGGGAAACTACGAATCATCAAGGATAGAAGACGCTCAAGCACTATGAAGTCACTTCATTTGAAGAGATTGGCGATGGACTTCAATCTCTTCAAAAATGGAGAGCTCACCTGGGATATTGAGGACTATCGACAACTCGGGAGATACTGGGAGTCGCTTGACTCCAAAAACACGTGGGGTGGTAGCTGGGAAACTTTTAGAGATGCCCCACATTTCCAAAGAGATGAATAGTATCCCTATCTCTCTTCATATCGCGTACATATATGCTCTTTCTATTGAAGTTCACGCATATTTGTGCGTGAACTAACTTCTTCTTTCTTCTACTAATTTCTAAGCACATCCATAATAAAAATATGTAATAATTTTAATATCACAAATTAAAGGATTCGTATGAACATATTCATGTATATAACATTCGCCGTAGTTGTTATTGTGTCATTGGCGACAGCAATCGCCCCTGATACAAGCAATATTAGATCAGAGTGTGCACCTCATCAGCAGTGTCAACAATCATTAGAATGTACGGAAGATGAGGAATAGAAAAATGAACAACATAACAAAAGGAAATATATTAGAAATTGCCATATTGGCTGGAATCATCGCGGTGGTATTCATCCCCTCACAAAGTCACGCATATGATGGAGCGTATCCAGACAAATGTGAACCACTCTTGACAAAAGCTCAATCAGAAAAAGAAACAAATGCGAAGCAATCAGAAAAAGATTTTGAAGCGTTCAAAAAATGCGTGTCTGACACAGAAGATGCAGAGGATATCCTTTTGCTGGAAACTCAACCCCAATGCTACAATCTCGTCGGCATTTTCAAAGGTGGCAAGGGGTGCACAGTTCCTAACCACATAAAAAACAAAAAGTAAAGCTATGCATTTCCAAATCAAGGATGATGTGATTGAAGCACTTGAATTTGGAAAAGACGTTACCCTTTGGTGTCTTAGTCGTGCCTTTCAAAGCACGGCTAAGCCCGTCGATCCTCTCTCTCAAGAATTATTAAAAGAAAATCCCATGGCAAAAACTCCAAAACAAAATAGAAAAACATTTGAGCAAAAGTTCATCATGAAAGAATACGGATTCTACTACATTGCTGGGGAAAACATGAGAAAAAGAATCTTAGATTTTTCAACATTCAAGAAATATTGCAAAGAAGCAAATATCACCTCTCAAGAAAAAACGTTGACAGCTTGGTACGAAGAAATCACCAAATAACCACCCCTAAATCTATTAAACTTCATAAGCTATTATTTATTTATGAAGTTTAATAAATTATTAAGCAGTTTTCTACTATAATTGTATTAGCGAAAGATTATCTCTTTCGCTAAAAAAAACATAAGGATTAAGAAGATGAAAACAAACAAACAAAATGCGAATTTAGCTGGTGCGAATCTAGCTGGTGCAGATTGGTCAGGTGTAAACTTGACTGGTGCAAATTTAACTGGTGCAAATCTATCTGGTGCAAATTTGGCAGGTGCAGATTTGGTTGGTGCAAATCTAATAAATATTGATTTGCCTGGTGCAAATCTATCTGGTGCAGATTTGTCATGTGCAAATTTGGCAGGTGCAGATTTGTCATGTGCAGATTTGGCAGGTGCAGATTTGGCAAGGGTAAATCTATTAGGTGCAAATTTAGATAGTGCAAATCTATCTGGTGCGAATTTAGATGGCACTATTGGCAATGGATATGATATTTTTACAGCTCAACTTAGTGGGCTTACTGCAGTGTTCACCAAAGATCTCATTCAGATAGGGAAAGAGTCCAACACCTGCGAAGAGTGGGAAAATTTAAAAAATTCAGAAATTAAAAAAATGTTTGAGTTCCCTTGTTTTTGGGAAGAGAACAGAGAAATGATATTCTCAATGTACTATCATATTTTCCCACAAATGAAAAGGGGGTGGTAGTGATGACAAAGTATCAATTTGAGGGATTAGTTGAAGATGCGATTATTGAGGATGAACTTTTTTATCCCGAGATTATCTTCGGAAACAAAAAATTAGAAAAAGAGTATGACTTTGTACAGGAAGTCCACTCAAGCTTAGAAAACCCAACAATTGCATACTATCTTGTGGCAGACAGAAGTAGTGAATATCTGTCTTATATTGATGAGCAATGGTTTCCTGAATACTTCTGATTCAGGAAACTTAATACGAGTTTTATCCCCTCTTCGGGATAAAGCTCGAAATGTTTTTAGGTGCAAGACCTCCGAAACTCTCCCAAAAAAGATACTCAACCACAATACTTTTTCTCACTTTTATCCCTTTCCCTTTTAAGCTGACAGTTGTATACTTCCCGTTTCTCCTATTGCATGATACTTTTGTTGTTGGGTTTATATATCCATCTTTTACGATATCGATGATCAAAGAAGTTATTTTTTCTCTTGTTCTGTAGGTTGGTTTTTTCTCAAATTGTTTTCTTAAAGTTTCAAATGTTTCAAATCGTTGCATGGTATTAATCCTTATGTTTCATATGCATCATTATATCATTTCTTTTTTAATAATTATTTTTTTGGATATAATTGGTAAAAAAGGAAATTCATGAAAATCCTTGACATGGAAGATGCTATCAATCTTGAAGCCAGTACAACTATAGAAGCTGACACAACTCCACATTGGAGCAGTTCCACAATATACGAAATTGGCGAAAAAGTTCAATATGGCACGCTAATATACAAAAACGCAAAAAATCATAACATAAACAACCTCCCCCCTGACGTGCAAACGGCTTGGACTCCTATCACTTCTATCAACGAAAAGGCTATATACGACGTATATCCTGACACAATTTCAAAAAATATCTCATCAGATATCACTTTGACGTACAATGCTACAAATATTGACACTATTTTTGTAGGGAATGCAAAAGGAGGAACTGTCACCGTATCAGTAGGAAGCTATTCAAAAAGCAAGAACTTGATAGATTCAACAGTGTCCCCGAATCAGGCGTGGGGCTTGACTGACATCGCTCATGGTTCAGGAGATTTATTTTTTCATCTTCCAACTCTTGTATCCGATACACTCACGATTATAATTACGCTTCATGATAATGAAGCATCTGTGGGATATATCGTTTTTGGGAAAGCTATAGATATGGGGCTTACCCTGATGAATAGCGAAATCAAATACAATGTTGTGAGTGGCGTGAAAAATAAAGGAACAGTTCTGGGAGCGAAAAGAGCTAGAAAAGACTCAGTTACTGAAATTACTTTGCCTATTTTTGTAAAGCAAGGGGTGAACTTTTCTGATATCCTTGTGAAACTAGCAAAATATCGAGGGGTGCCAATGCTTATTATTGGAGATGACACGGGGGCAAGGGAAGAAATGACATTTTGGGGCATATATTCTGAAATAGATGCATCAATCACGCAAAAAAACGCGTACAATTTGTCTTTGACTTCTTTAGATTCTTCTACTTTTGTGCCGTCGACAAAAGTAGAAGACAATGAAGCTATCACAGATACTTTTGCCCCCGCTGACTTCGTATTTTACGGATTCGACAGTGGTAGTAGTGATGAAGTGGTGTTCAAAGTATCCTCTGATATCCCATATTATTACGACGGGCTAGCCCTAGAAGTTCAACTCAACAATACACTTTCATCAAATTCAACGCTCAACATGAACGGACTCGGAAGCGTACCAGTATACGTCAATGGAAATTTAGTAACAGATGGGTTGTTAAAAAAAGGAGAAACTTATCTTTTTTATTATCGCTCAGAACGTTTCAACGTAAGCACCTCTTTCTCTCCAAAATATGGAGACAATGCGAAAATAGACGGCTCAAATCTTGTATATATTGATGACAATTTGAATACTATCAGTGTTCCATTATCAGAATTGATAAATAATGGGAATGGAGATGCTTCTCTTCTTAACAACAAAATAACATATACTGATGATGACGACGGCGTGATAGTTGTATCCGTTGAAGACCTATTAAATCAAGTAGCATATAGCGAAACAGACAAATCAAGTAGGAGATATATAGCGGGGAAACCTGCCCCCATTCCATACGCGTCAACCAGCCAAAACGGTGTTGTTCAATTCGCAACGGATTCAGAAACAGATACAGGAACGAGCCAAACCGTGGCCGTTACACCCCATGGTCTCAATACGTACTACACGAACAGAATAGCAACGGATTCAGAAACAGATACGGGAACATTGACAACAAAAGTTGTGACACCTCACAGTCTCAACACGTACTATACAAATAGAGTAGCAACACAATCCGAAGTTGATGCCAGAACAAACACAACTCACTATGTCACTCCCAAAACGTTGGATGAATCAGAAGCAACAACATCGCAAAAGGGGTTGGTTGAGCTTGCAACATGTACAGAAGTGAATACGGGAACAGATACAACCAGAGCTGTGACTCCATCATGTTTGGCTGGATATTTAAAACAACACTCAAAAGTGAATGCAATGAGTGGCGTTCCCACGGCATCTGACTTCTCAGACAACAACGATTGCGTCATTTTTGATTGTGATACAGGTGATGAATATTTTCTTGATAGTGGAACAGTCACAAAAAAAGAATCAAGTGGACAATCTTCTATATCTGGGAGTGGATTTGTAGACTTGGGAGGGGCATCTTCTATACCAAATAGTCCAGTATCTACTATTGCTCTTCCCAACGATATATCAAACTGGACGCATCTATTGTTCCTTGGAATGACAGAAATTCAATCAGGAGATGGAACAACCAGTAAAGCAGACGGTTCGCTATACGTATTGATATCTGATTTGACTTCTTCCTACCAAAATTTCAGGAGTTTGGACGTGGCACTGCAAGATTCCAAAACAGTTCTAGTACGACACACAGCAAGTGGATATATCATGTCCATTGCAGGAATCTTGCTAATAAACGCATAGGAAAGGCAAAATATGAAAAAGATAATTTTTAAACCATCGAAGATAAAAGAGAAGAAATATCTTTCTCTAATAAACAAAAGGCTCAATCATTTATTTAAACTTTCAAGGGAAAAATTGCTAAGAAAGAAATTTAAAGTAATCGATTCTTCTCTTGATGAGGTTGAACGGCTTGCACAAAACATACTGACACAAATATACGACCCCGTGGAAGTTCAAAACGAGATTGAGGAGTATTTCATCTCTCTATTTTCTCAAGTTGACAAGAATATGATGAGACAAACGCATACTCCACTGTTTAGTTCAAGCACGGAGCTTTTGGATTTGATTGTATCAAACAATGTGCAATTGGTGACCTCTCTATATACTGAAAACATCAAAAAATTAAGAGGGCTCGTAACACATTCTATCATCGAGGGCACGCCCGTTCAAAATATTCAAGAAGAAATCAGGAAAATGCAGGACATATCAAACAATAGAGCTCAAACGATAGCGCGAACTGAAACAGCAAAAGCTACATCTCAACTCAACCGAAAACGCTTCAAAGAAATTGGCGTGACTCGTGCGAGATGGTCAACGGCTCACGATGATAGGGTGCGATTGTGTCACAAAGATAGAGACGGGAAAGAATATGACATCAAGAAAGGGTGCTATAGTAATTGCGATAAAAGATTTTTGCAAACGGGTGAAGACTTTAGCTGCAGGTGTGGTATGCTTATAGTTTTAAAATAATTATTAAAGAAAGGAAACATATGAAAAGAATTTTTGTTGATGAAAACATTCAAATACAAGCAGAAAAAGAAAATAAGTACACAGATGAAAACGGTTTTGTGACATACAAAGACGTGATTGTTGCACGTACTGGGATGCAGGAATATTTAAAAAGCGAATTGAGTGGGAACTCTGACGACACGGACACAGTCGAGCTTTGGAGATTGAGCGAAGACGTGGAGAAGTCGATTTCTTCGCTTAATAATAAGCCCATCCTGGAATCTCATCCATCCCAAAATCTGAAGTTTGGTTTTGATGAACAAATCCTTGGTGTTGCAACTGATGCACGTTTTGAAGAAGAAGTAGTAAAGTGCTCTCTGACTTTTTTCAGAGATTTTGACAACAAAGAGATATCTTTGGGGTATAGTGCTGAAATTGTTCATGAAAATAGGAAATACTATCAGAAAAATATAACAATAAATCACGTTGCAGTAGTTTTACAAGGAAGATGCGGTAGAATATGTAAAATACATGACAAAGGAAAAAACATGGCAAAAATAACAATCGCTGATAAGCAATACGACGTACCTGAAGAAGTTGACGCGTATATTGATACGCTCAAGGTGAGTTTGGAAGCTTCTCGAAAAGAGGTGAAAGATTCAGTAGCAAAAGCTCAAAAAGAAATGAAAGCGTTGAATACTCTTGTTGAAAAAGCAAAGACTATGGGATTGAAAGATGCTGATATCACGGGAAAAACTGCATTTCAAATCAAACAAACTATTGTCGATTCTATCGATGGATTGAATTCAAAAAATAAAAAAGAGGAGTATCTCGACGCTGTGATTGACACGTACAAAGTCATGGATTCATATACTCCCGCTACCGTTCCGAACAAAAAAATAAAATCAAACGACGAACTAACGTTCATCGTATAAAGGATAAATAATGTTCAATACAGGACTAGGAAGCCAAGGATTACCTCAGGGTTTCATTATGGAATCGCCGTTAAATTATGTTTCATACAACGTAATCAAAGATGGTGAAACAACAACGGCTGGATTGGCTCTCTCAATTGATGCGAATGGAGAACTAACAGCATACGACGGGACAACTTTTGCAGGAATCGGAAAAGCTGGGGCGAATACGACAATCGACGGCAGTCAGAACACAAATCAACTTTTAGA